TTCACGACGAAGAGGCTTATTCCGTAGAACAGGCTTGACCTGAGCGTCTGACATACCCAGGATGTCTCGTAGAACCTCCCCAATTCTCCCTACGATCGGTCGAGATCGACTGATACGTTTTAGACGCTGTCTCGGATCACAGGCTAAATAAGAAGCAACCTTTTGTTGTTTCTCCAAGAGAGAGGGATCGCGCGTGGAACAAAGTTCGTCCAGCGTTTTCCCTGAAGGAATGGGAACACCGGCCCCCCCAAGAGCTTTGGGGAACCAAATGTTGCATAAGGGCGGTACCTCCTGAAGAACCGATCGATGACTCTCAAGAAAGATACTTAGTACCTTCCATTGATCGTGATCGGGTATTCCTCGGATAGCCTCATGCGAGAGACTTTCTAGATCAGTCCAATAGACATCCTTCATCTGACCAGCATCCACCCCTTTCTTCACTCTGTGATAGAGAATAGACTGGTTCAGAAAACCCTCAAGTTTCCAAGCTTTGGGGGTATCGTACCATTGCAGACGCTCTGCCCAAGGATCGTCCTTACTATCCGGCTCTCCTTGAAAGCCGGAACGTCTATAGTAAGCCGAACGTCCTCCCTCCATAGGTCTACGAAGCTCAGAATTCATGATAATGAAGTCTCGGGAAGTATAATTCTTTCCGATAGAAAACTCCAAACCACAGACCCTGGTGGTAGACTTCCATTGTCGGTAATGCGGCTCATCGCTGATAAAAGCGACGTCATCCCCATTCACTTTCAGAGGAAGATTCAAATCGAACTTCCATCCCTGAGAGCAAAGGGTGGCAGCAGCATTTACAATACAAAGGATAGGGAAGGACATTGGGGAGCCCATGAGCTGACCCCACGTTTGCTTGATGACGGTACCATCGGGATAATGCAAACGATGACCACAAAGAGCCTTTCGACCAAGATCGGCGTATTCAGTCTGTGACAACCAAACACGACTCTCACTCTGCCGGAAGGATACGACCGAACAGATCCTATCCCAAGCATACAAAGAAAGCTCAGGACAAAGATTGTCAGTGGCCGCCCTATAGTCACCGCTCACAAAGAACTGACTATCAAGAAGATCACGTTTGGTACCAAAGGCGTTAGCCCAGGACTGGTCATCAATGGGATGGCCAATATACTCAAAGACTGGATGTCGTTTGAGAGTACCGTGCATGAACTTTTGAAGCTCGATAGTCCGATAGTACTCAGCTGCCTGTCCCTTGGTAATCATCCGAACTTTTAAGGGCTCAAGGATGGGGACGGGTATGGCGTCTAGGGGGTCTTTGAGACGACTCCTCCAGAGATAGTCGACATAGTCTTGGAAATCCTCAACTACGTCGTCTCCAGAGATGAACCGTACTTCTATAACCTCCCAGTTAACCTCTACCATACCAAACAGATCCGTAGAGAGAGGAACCGATTGATACTCGAATCCTTTTAGGAGCTCGCCGAACGCACCAGCCTCACTTAACTTGTTTTCAAAGCAAGCTCGAAGTGAAGGAAGGGGGTCACGGTGGCTAAACTCTTTACCACGGAACATCTGTTCGCAGATTTCATCAATCGCACGTTTGACCAGATTCAGGACGACTCGGTCACCAAAGTTCGGACTCTCCTGAGTCTTCGAAAGAGCTTTCATATGATCCTTGAAAGTTGCTTCAATAAAGTCAGGAGGCGCAGTAGGATCTCCAAG